CTAGTCATTGCTAGCGACAGCTAGTCATTGCTAGCGACAGCTAGTCATTGCTAGCAAGCTAGCCTTTAGCTAACCCCAACTAATAAAATCCATACTCCTAGGGAGAGTAACCAAGCCTCCCTAGGTTAAACTAATAAAATCAATACTCCTAGGGAGAGTAACCAAGCCTCCCTAGGTTAAACAAACAAGGAAGTAATTAATGTCTAGCAACAACAATCGTTTCACGACCCCCAAGGGTCTCGCACAGTATCCCTCTATTAAGACTCCTGACACGAAGTTCAATCCCGAGGGTGACTACAAAGTTAATCTTGTCATGGAAGATGATGAGAAGACCAATTCCCTCGTGTCTAAGCTCGAGGCAATCCTTGAGGACTTCTATGGGAATGACGACGATGTCAAGCAGGCCATTTCTAAGGGTCGCAAGGTGGTGACTCAGGACATCTATGAAAAGGATGAAGAAGGCCACATTGTGATGAAGTTCAAGCAGAAGGCGATCATTACGAAGAAGGACGGTTCCAAGATTCCCGTCAAGATCCGACAGTTTGACTCTAAGGGGAAGCCCATTGATGTCAACATCGGTCGAGATAGTGTCATCAAGGTGTCCTTCACTGCCAACCCGTACTACATGCCCTCTACGCGTACCTGTGGGCTTTCCCTGCGACTCCTTGCAGTTCAGGTTATCTCTCTGAATGAGTTCGGTGATGCCTCTGCGTCCTCTTACGGCTTTGAAGAAGAAGAGGGTTATAACGGCGAGGAGCCTGAGGATTCCTCTAAGAGCTTTGAAGATATTGACAATGATGCCCCCGGAGATTTCTAAATGACTAAGTTCACTTTCGGCCATAAGATTCGTGAAGGGCTCGGCCTCCTCCTTACTGACGAAGGCCTTGAAAAGGCTCTTGAGTCCGCAATTGAGACTTACAACTGGTACATTGAAAAGGACGGTAAGGCACCAAGTGGCTTCTATTGCACCCTCTCTGGTGGCAATCAGAGTTACTTCAAGAGCAACACCGCCTTCTATGATGCTAAGTTCATTTATGAAGTGATGCCCTACTCGTTTACGTTCAATGTCAATGTTGAGGATCTTATCTTTGAAGACAAAGAAGGTGTCGAGTACGATAAGCCTTACAGGCTTGAGGAATTCTTTAGCAAGGATCTTAGTGGTGTTGAGGGTGCCTGCGTCCTTGTCATGTTTAAGGGTGATTTTGAAGCCTCAGAGTGCTTCTGTCGTCCCGACCTGCTGGTTGGTCAGATTCTGAGTCATTATCCTGATGACTACTTCATTCGTGTCAATGGTCATAGTTGTGTATATGACATTCATAGCGATGAGCTTTCTGAAGAATGTAAGATTATGCTCCCTTCTCGTAGCAACCTGCTTAAGGAGCATGAAGAGGAATAAAAGAATAAATGACTACCCGTAGTGCGGCCTATAGCAAAAAGAGGATGCACAACAGGGGAACTTACCGAAGTGGCCTTGAGGAGAAAGTCTCAGACTCCCTCAGGGCCTTCGGTATTGAGCCTCATTATGAGGAGAAGTATCTGGAGTATATTGTGCCCGCAAGTAAGCACAAATATACTCCTGACTTCGTTTTGCCTAATGGGATTCTCATAGAAACTAAAGGTGTATGGGATTCTGAAGATAGGAAGAAACATATTTTAATTAAGGCTCAACACCCCGAGTTGGACATTCGCTTTGTCTTTAGCAGATCCAAAACCCCTATTTACAAAGGAAGCAAAACAACTTATGCGTCCTTTTGTGAAAAGAATGGGATCAAATATTCAGACAAAACAATCCCCCTTGAATGGATTAAAGAGGATCCCAAGGTAATCCCTGAAGGGGTTCTTCTTAATAAAGGTTAATTAAAATATGGTTTCTTTCAAGGCTCCAAAGATTGAGGAGCATAAATCTTTTGTCTCTTATAAGAATAGAGAGACTACTAAATATCTTGTCGTTCACTGCTCTGCCACTCAGAATGTGCCATCTTTTACGTGGAAAACCATTGACCAGATGCACAGGCAGCAGGGGTGGTTGGGTATCGGTTATCATTTTGTAATTCTTACTGACGGTACCATCCAGAGAGGTAGGCCCCTAGAGGCCATTGGTTCCCATGTAAAGGGTTACAACAACTGTTCTGTTGGTATCTGCCTCATTGGTGGTGTGGATGCTAAGGGCAAGTCCGTAGATAACTTTACAGAGGAGCAGAAGGAGTCTCTTAAATGTCTACTGGATTACCTTAGAGGGTACTATAAAGATGAGGTCGATGTACTTGGTCACAGAGATTTTGCAGGCGTCCACAAAGACTGCCCCTGCTTTGATGTTAAGGGATGGTATAAGGGCGCTAAGTTTGCTCGGTATGAAGATACTGAGGCGTTCTGGACTAAGGTAGTCTTCTCCAAGGGTGTCTTTAAGGACTTTAATGGAGACCCTGAAGAAGGGGATGTTGTCCGCATTGAATAAAATCAATACTCCTAGGGAGAGAGTATGCAGTATGTGAAATCTCTTATGGTTATCCTTGCGTTCATTCTGGGACTGGCTCTAGGTGAATCTCTTGAGGAAAAAAGAAATCAAGAGATTCTCCTAGAGGAACAAAGGACTCACTTAACGGAACTAAAGACTCTACAGGAAAGAAAGGATGCGACGATTAACTTACTTCTTAAAGACATGGCTACCGCTGATGCTGTGCAATCTGCTATTGATAAGCGGGTTAACCGCCTGCAGTACAACATCAATGCAGGAAACAAAGCCATCATGCAACATACCGATAGAGCTTATGCAGAGTCAATCATCCAGTGTAGAAACCTACTGTCAGAAGGTGCAGAACTACACGGGGAAGGTGTTAAGATACTCAGAGACACCAATAGACGACTTGAAGCAATAATCAATATACACAAAGAACAAAACTCTCCTTAGCTCAGTTGGATAGAGCATATGCCTTCTAAGCATACGGTCACAGGTTCGAATCCTGTAGGAGAGACCAAATACGCTGTTTGATTGTACTCCTCTCATCATAAGAGAAGTGAGGAAGTCCTACGGCTCTTAGTAGGTCGGGTAGCACCCGACTAGGATGTCTACCGAAATAGATCCGAAAGGGGGCAACGGTTACCCCCACAGAAAAATACCCTAGTGGCGAAATGGTATACGCAACTGAATTAGAATCAGTGGAGAAGCAAGGCTCGTGAGGGTTCGATTCCCTCCTAGGGTACCATTTATTTTTTAAAAGAGAGGCAATTATGCAGACTCAGAAGGAACTTGATCGAATGGAATCTGATTGGGAAGCTCGTTGGGAAGACGAGTATCAGGAATATCTTGAGTCCCTTGATGAAGAAGACGACGAGGATGAAGACGACGACTATGATGAGGAAGATAATGACTACTAAAGTTGGATCTAGTGAAGCCCTTTGCATCTGCCATCAGGATAATCTCTATACGTTCGTCCTTAGGTATCCTAGGATTATCCATAGTGAATTCATGACTCACAGGGTCTTCAGTCGCAATGCTAGTAGCTCCCGTGCAATCCCTGTAGCTAAGGTTATTGAACAGGTGCGCAATGACCCCTTTATCCCTTCTAACGTCTACATGAATCAATCTGGCATGGTTGGTACTGTTGAGGCTTCTGAGGATACCTATGAGTCTTTTAAGGGTCTTTGGCTTAAAGCTGTAGATAATGCAGTAGCTGTTGCGGAATCCATGGTTGCTCTTGGTGTCCATAAGCAACACGTCAATAGAATCCTTGAACCCTTCCAGTACATTAACGTGATTGTGACTGCTACTGAATGGGAGAATTTCCTGCATCTTAGGCTTGCCAGTGATGCACAGCCTGAGATGCAGGATCTTGCAAGGGCCATTAAGGGTGAGATGGACAAGGTAGGCAATAATATCATTAGTGTCTACCATATTTGTGGGAAGTATGTTAGTCTTCCCTTTATCACTCAAGAGGAAGTTGATGAGCACTGCATGAACTCGTTTAGTTCTTCTGAAGTCCTCATTAATGATCTCATGCTTATTTCCTCTGCACGTTGTGCGAGAGTGTCTTACAACAACCATGACGGCTCTTGTCCTGACGAACGCAAGGACAAGAAGCTAGCACGAAGGCTCCTTGACGCAGGTCATTTGTCACCCATGGAGCACCCCTGTATTTGGGCAGGAGACATGTGGTACCATAGAAACCTGTACGGCTGGGAGAGCCTTCGTTGTAAATTTGGTTATTAAAAGATGAATCAAGAGGGTACGTTTCTTTATCATGAACCTTGTCCTAAGTGTGGCTCCTCTGACGCCTGTGGAGTCTTTAGCGATGGCCATCGTTATTGTTTTTCTTGTAATTCGTATTTTAGAGCTGATGGGGAAGTAATCCAGAAGAAAAAGGAGAATGCTGTGTGTAAGGAATGTATTCCTCTTGATGATCTTGATGTGTCTTATCTTTCTGCAAGGAAGATCAGTCAGGACACCTGTTCTAAGTTCAAGTATATGGTTGGTTCCTACAAGGGAACTCCCTGTCAAGTAGCCAACTACTATGATGACAACGGTAACATCGTAGGTCAGAAACTTAGGTTTCCTGATAAGACTTTTGCAGTCCTTGGTAAGATCTCTAATCGACTCTTTGGTTCTCAGTTGTGGTCTTCTGGTAAGAAGATTGTAATTACCGAGGGCGAGATTGACTGTCTTACTGTGAGTCAGCTTCAGTCTAACAAGTGGCCTGTTGTGAGCATCCCTAATGGTGCTCAAGCGGCTAAGAAGGCTATTGAAGATAACCTTGAGTATCTTGACAAGTTTGAAGAAGTGGTTCTCATGTTTGACATGGATGAACCTGGTCGTAAGGCTTGTGAAGAGTGTGCCAAGGTGTTGCCTGCAGGTAAGGCGTTCATTGCTAACCTTCCTTTGAAGGATCCCAATGAGTGTCTCCTTGAAGGAAAAGGCAGTGATGTTATTCAGGCTATCTGGAATGCCAAGCCTTACAGGCCTGATGGGATTGTTGCGGGTACGGACTTGTATGAGAAGTGCGTAACCGACATTGATGATCTTAAGGATTCTGTGGAGTACCCTTGGGTTGCTCTTCAGAACAAAACTAAAGGAGCTAGACATGGCGAATTGTATGTCTTCACAAGTGGAAGTGGTATGGGAAAGTCAACAATACTCAGAGAACTCGAATACTACTTTGGTGTTCAAAGGGGAGAACTTTGCGGAATTGTTGCTCTTGAAGAATCTACTCGAAAAACTGGGTTGGAACTCATGTCTATCCATCTCAATAGACGACTCATACTCGACCCTGAGTGTGCAGATGAAAGTGAGCGAAGCAGATCTTTTAGCGAGACAATTGGTAACGGCAGGTTCTTCCTCTATGACCACTTTGGGTCTCTTGATTCAGGCAATCTGCTTAGTAAACTTAGGTACATGATTGTGTCACTCGGCTGTAAGCGTATCTTCCTTGACCATATCTCCATTGTGGTCTCTGGTATGGACACTGATGAGGATGGTGGTGAACGTAAGGCTATTGACAAGCTAATGACTAACCTTCGTTCACTCGTGGAAGAGACAGGTGCTACCATGTTTGTAGTGTCTCATCTTAAGCGTCCTGAAAAGAAGGGACACGAAGAGGGTGCACAGGTGTCTCTTAGTCAACTTAGAGGGTCTGGGGCTATTGCACAGCTCTCTGATATGGTGATCGGCCTTGAGAGAAACCAACAGGGTGATAATCCTAATGTGTTGACCATTAGAGTATTGAAGAATCGTTTCTGTGGTCTTACTGGCATAAGCGGATATCTTAAGTATGACCCTGAAACTGGAAGATTGGAGGAATATGAAGAAGGAGAAGAATGTCCTTTTACTGACTCTGAGTTTTAAGTCGTGTCCTCTCATGCTTTTGGATTATCCTGTTGCTCCTGTGCTTCTAGCCTCTGAGCATGAGTATTCTGCTGAGTACAGAGACCTCAGCTTTCTGGTATTCAAGATCTACGTGATTGCAATGTGGGTGATCTCTACTACAGTAGCTTTCCTTTTGGTGTTCCTGTAGGATCTTTTAGCAAAGCTATTTAAGAAATAAGCAAAGCTATTTAAGGAATAGAAAATGCTGACAATTAAAGACAAATATATTGTATTCGATATTGAAACTGATGGGTTGCTTGATACGACCAAGAGATTTTGGTGTGGTTGGTTGTATGACTCCTACACTGATTTGTACACTGGCTACACTGATCTTGATGAGTTCTTCGATGCCCTGAATAAGTATGGTACTAGTGGGTACAGCATCGTTGGTCACAATATCTGCAAATTCGACATCCCTGTTCTTAAGAAGCTCAAGGGGGAGAGGTTTGCATTTGATGTTCGAGATGTCTGTATTGACACTCTTGTACTTGCTCGTTTGATCTATGCGAACATTAAGGACACTGACGTTGGTCTTATTCGTTCTGGTAGGCTCCCTAAGGCACTCTATGGTTCCCACAGCTTGAAGGCTTATGGTTACCGTATGGGTGAACTGAAGGGCACCTATGGTGAACAAGAGGGTGCTTGGGACAAGTTTACTCATGAGATGTATGAGTACAACAAGCAGGACGTTGTGGTTACCCTTAAGTTGTTCCAGAAGCTGATGGCCAAGGGTTACCCCCTTAAGGCAATCCAGCTTGAGCATGACATTGCTTGGGTGATGGCTAAGCAGGAACGCAATGGGTTTGTCTTTGATAAAGATCAAGCAACCAAACTCTATTCCGAATTGGCAGGTAAGCGACAGGTTCTTTATGAGAACCTTGTTTCCAAAGGTGGGTCTTGGACTGTCTATAAGGGAGACAAGATCTATAAGCGAGATAACGCTAAGCGTGGCATCAAGGCGGGTGTCCCTTATCCTCAGTATGAAGAGGTTACCTTTAACCCCAATAGTCGCCAACACATTGCCAAGGTTCTCATGGATCGAGGCTGGGAGCCTACTGAAATGACTCCTACAGGTGCCCCTAAGGTTGATGAAGAGACTCTGAAGACTGCTAAGGGTATTGATCTTACTGAGGACATCTTGGAGTATTTGCTTATTAACAAGCGCATTGCACAGCTTGCTGAGGGTGACAATGCGTGGCTAAAGTTGATGAAGGATGATCCTGATGGTTACACTCGCATTCACGGTTCTGTTAATCCTAATGGGGCTGTCACTGGCCGTGCAACTCATGCTTATCCTAATGTTGCACAGGTACCTGCAGGGAGATCTCCCTATGGGGAGGAATGTAGGTCTCTTTTTAGAGTACCTACTGGATGGTATGAAGCGGGCATCGACGCTTCAGGTCTTGAGCTTAGGTGCTTTGCTCATTTTCTCTATCCTTATGACCATGGGGAATACGTGAATGAGATCTTGAATGGTGACATTCATACCCATAACCAGAAGATGGCAGGGTTGCCTACAAGAGATCAAGCGAAAACTATGATCTATTGCATGATGTATGGTGGTGGCGATGGTAAGCTCGGAGAAGTCATCAACGGTACTGCAAAGGACGGTAAGGCTCTTAAGGAGAGATTCTTTAATGCAGTACCTGCCTATAAGGAACTCTGCTCAGATATTGAAAGAACTCTCATTACAGCCTCTGAGTGGGTCGGAGGTGTCAATAAGGTAACTTGGAGGAAACGTGTTCACCCTGATAACAGCAATCTTAGTATTACTCATAGTATTCTTGGGCTTGATCGCAGGGTTGTTTATGTGCGAAGCCCTCACTCGGCTTTGAATACCCTTCTTCAGTCTGCAGGTGCTCTTATCTGCAAGAAGTGGGTATGTCTTGTTGAGGAGAATATGCGTAAAGCAGGCTACAAGCATGGTTGGGATGGGGACTTTGCCATGATGGCATGGGTGCATAAACTTCATTGTGCACGTTAAAGTAGGTTAATTCGGGGAAACCCCTCTGGGGCAATCCCGAGCTAAACATTGGAGGTACTATGCGTGGTAAACCTATGGTCTTGACTAAGGATCAAAACGGTTGCATAGCCTCCACATCACATAGACTGAATCATGATGGTTATCTAAGGATTAGAGATCACAGGTATAAGGGTAAAGGTAGAAAGCCCTTGATTATGGCTCACAGACTTGTATGGGAAGAAGCTAATGGCGAAGTCCCTGAAGGCTATGAGATTCATCACAAGTGTCATAATCGTGCCTGTTGTAACCTTAGCCACCTTGAGCTAGTTAAGATCGTCGATCATAAAGTCGAACATAACTCCACTAGATATGCTGATAGAAAGGCTAAAGCTAAGGAGTATTGGAAACTTTATAAGTGTACAGGTACTAAGCTAGGTGAAGTCTTTGGTGTCTCGTTTTCCTCTGCCTGTAAGTGGATTCGAGAATGGAAGTGTAGAGACTAGGTATATACCGTAGGGGCTAGGGGTGAGATTCCCCTAGTTTCGAAATGCCTACTACAGCTAATACCAATAGGCTGTAAAGAGATAGTCCGACACCCGTAGCAATATGGGAAACGGTAAGGATGAGGTACAGGTTGCCTGCAGAACAAAAGAGATCGCAGAGGACTGCGTAAGGATTGCACAGGAATCCATGAGGCAGACTCAGGAGTTCTTTAAGTTTAACTGTCAGTTGGACACTGAGGGTAAAATTGGTGCCAACTGGTTCGATTGTCACTAAGGAGTGGTTATGATTCGTAGACCTATGACCGTAGAAGAGATTGAAAGGGTTCTTAAGAAGAATGAATCTAAGGAGGTAATGGCTTTGTGTAAGACCAACAAAAAGAGCGTTGTTGACATCAAGTGGCTCTATAAGACGAATCCTGTTTTTGGGACTGCAGGCGGTGCCGAAGTTCGATTGAATGGTAAACTGCTGTTTATGCACATCCCAAATCCCTGTAAACTCTATGAAGACTGGACTGACAAAGAAATCTTTTATGAGATTCTTGAACGTCTTGGCTATGAAGTTGATTGGGAAGAAGAGAGTGTTTACTATGAGGGATATCAGAAAGAAAATGAATAAGTATCTTAGTTTTCTTAAGTATATTGATCAGAACAATCCGAAATTTCAGGCGGACTTCTGTCGTGAGAATGCCAAGCTGATTGCTGAGGCGGCATCTAGGGGCCACATTACTTGCCTTAACTTCTATAGTGAAGCCACTAATTATTGGAGGCTCACTTGTAAGGCATACGCTATTATTAAGGCTTGTGAATAATGAGATATGCTTTTGTAGACGGTGATATTCTAGCCTTTAAGGCGTCCTCTGCTGTCCAGAAGGATATCGACTGGGGTGATGGTCTTTGGACTTGTCATGCTGAAGTAGATGACGCATGGGATTACTTTACCGACATGCTTATTGCTATTGATGAGAAGCTGAATAAGCATTTTGTTGGTGAAGAGATTACCTATGTATTCTGTTTCTCCGATGAGGATAACTTTAGGAAAGTCTACAATCCTGACTATAAGTCCAATAGGCGATCTAATCGTAAACCTTGTTGTTACAAAGGTCTTGTAGACAAGATTAAAGAAACCTACATTTCTCATACAGTCAAGTACCTTGAAGCTGATGATGTTGTGGGTATCTACTGCACTAGTCCTGTCTATAAAGATATTTGTGTCGCAGTGTCTATGGACAAGGATTTCAAGACAATCCCCGGTTACTTCTATGATTTCGGTAATGATGTCTTTTATAACATCACTGAGAAGGACTCCAAGAAATGGCTGTGCTATCAGACCCTAGTAGGGGACGTTACAGACGGCTATAAGGGGTGTCCCACTTATGGCCCTGTGAAAGCCAATAAGCTCCTTAATGGGCACCCTGATTCTGAATGGTGGCCTGAGGTCTTGAAAGCATTCAAGTCTCAGGGTCTTACTGAAGAGGATGCCATTAGAGAAGCAACTATGGCTAGAATCTTGCACTATGAAGATTACCCTTTAGGTGAATCTGAGGGCTTGCCCAAGAAGTACAATCCTTTTTAATCAATACTAATACCCCTAGGGCTATTTTTAATTAAATCAATAGTCCTAGGTAGGAGGAAGACATGAACAAAGAAGAAAACAACGTTGTTGAGGAAGAAGAGTTTCCTTATGTTCCTAAGGATCTCATTGAGAGACTTGAGGATATCTTTGACATTCGAAAGATGATTTGGTATGAAAAGAGTAATGAGACTCTTCTAGGTATTCAACAGGTTGTTACCTACCTTAGAAATAAATACGATAAACAGAACGGAGATAACTAATGGGTGGACTCTTTAGTAAACCTAAGGCTCCTGAGGTTAAGGTTCAGGCTCCTGCCATTGAGCAACCTGTACTCGAACCTGAGGCTCCTGAAATGGGTGCTGAAGAAACTGCGGAACACAAGAAGAACAAGGGCAAGAAGGCCCTGAGGATTGACTATGTGGGTTCTGGCAGAGGGACTAACATCCCTAAGTAACGTGTCTAGGATTGGTGTCTTGCAACCTAATGATGGTGACATCCTAGAACAGATCATCGACAAGGGTGCGAAGATCATCAAAGATGACCCTGACTCCCTCCCTTTCATTAAGAAATATGCTGACGTAAAGGTAGTGCGTAAGTTTCTTAAGGGTGTCATTAGTGGTGAATTTGAAGACTTCATCGTCCTTGTTTTCTATAACAAAGAAAATGCTCTCTCGGGTGCATCCCTAGTGTCTAGGGGGAGACCTTGGTATGCACCTGAGGGAGTAACGTTTCTAAATGAAGAGTGCACTGTAGCTTTCCAAAAGGGTCTTGGTTTGTCTAGAGCAATGGCTTATGCTCTTGAAAATATGGCATGTACTAACGTAAGACTACTGGCCTTCTCTAACGCCAACACGCTCAACAACAAGATGTTGGAGAACACCTATGAGAAACACTTGGGTTACTCTTCATACAAAACTTTTTACAAGGAAATTTAATAATGGGATTTGGTTCCATTAAGAAGGCTTTTAAGAGGGTTGCACATGTTGCTTCCTTCGGTGCTTACCGAGGTGGTGGTGGTGGTGCCCCTGAGGCTCCTACGCCTGCTCCTGAGCTTGAGCTTACGAACCCTGAGGGTGAAGCTGAGAAGAAGGAAGAAACCGAAAAGGTTCAGCTTCGTAAGGGTAAGAAGGGTCTTAGAATTAAGAAGGCAGGGAATGCTGATGTGTCTGCAGTTGCAGGCCGTAACCTTGTCTAACATGGAGGGTTATGATGGTTGGTAATCAATCATTGAATGATGGATGGGACGGTTGGAATGGCAACTAGTGAACATACCGCAGGAAATATCCCTCTTGAAGGAGCTAAGACGACCTATGACAAACTCACGACAGACAGAGACCCGTACACACAGAGAGCAGAGAAGTGCGCAACCTACACGATCCCTATGCTCTTTCCTAAGGAGTCTGATGATGGTGGTACTAACTATTCCACTCCTTATAATTCTGTGGGTGCTAGGGGTCTTAATAATCTTGCCTCTAAGCTCCTTCTTTCTCTGTTGCCTCCTAATCAACCTTTCTTTAGACTGGGGTTGGACGCGGAGTCGACTGTAGCTCTTAATGAGTCTGCTGACGACCAGCTGAAGGACAATATCGAATACGGTTTGTCCATGATGGAACAACAGATGATTAAGTACATGGAGTCTCAGTCTCTTAGGCCGACTCTTTTTGAAGCTATTAAGCAACTTATCATTGCAGGCAATGCACTTCTGTTCCTGCCTCCTGCTGAAGGTGGTATGAGGTGTTATACTCTTCGTGAGTACGCTGTTCAGAGAGACACAATTGGCAATGTCCTTCAGATTGTTGCTAAGGACACTGTTTCCCGTGGTAGTCTTCCTGATTCCATGCAGTCTGTTCTCCCTGATTCTGGTGAACCGACTATCAACGAAAAGGTAGACATCTATACTCACATTTACCGTGTGGCTAGTGGAGACACCTATCAGTGGGAATCCTATCAGGAGATTGAAGGTGAACCTGTTGCGGGTAGTGAGCAGACTTATCCTGCAAACAAGAGTCCTTGGATTCCCCTTAGATTCAATAAGAAGGACGGTGAACACTACGGTAGATCCTTTGTTGAGGATTATCTAGGCGACCTTATCTCCCTTGAGAATCTCTCTAAGAGCATTGTGGATATCTCCATGATTGCCTCTAAGGTTCTCTATCTCGTGTCTCCTGCTTGTCAGACTAACATCAGGGCTTTGTCTAAGGCAGAGAACGGTGCCTTTGTTAGGGGTCGTATGGAGGACGTTGTTCCCATGCAACTCAATAAGAGCATGGATATGCAGACGGTACTCACTACTGCTCAACAGATTGAGTCTCGTTTGTCTTATGCGTTCCTTCTTAACTCTGCAGTACAGAGTGGCGCTGTGGGTAGAGACAGAGTTACCGCAGAAGAGATTAGGTACGTTGCGGGTGAACTTGAGGATACCCTAGGGGGTGTCTATTCTCTCCTGTCTCAGGAGCTACAGCTTCCTCTCGTTGCTTGTGTCTACAATCAGATGCAATCTCAGGGTTTGCTCCCTGTGGTTGACGAGAGTATTGCAGAGATTGAGCCCTCCATCATCACGGGTATTGATGCTCTTGGTAGAGGGCAGGATCTTAACAATCTAGCTCAGGCTTTGCAGTTGATGCAACAGTTCCCTGAGTTTCTACAGGCTCTCAACGTTGGTAATCTTGCTACTAGGATTTTTGCGGCGGCTCATATTGATGCTACGGGTCTAGTGAAGACTCCTGAGGAACTTCAGGCAGAACAACAGGCCGCTATGGAACAGTATGCCCAGCAACAGGGTATTGACGCAGGTGCACAGATGGCTGTCAATGAAGCACAGCTAGAACACTAGCACAGCTAGAACACTAGCACAGCTAGGACACTAGCACAGCTAGGACACTAGCACAGCTAGAACACTAGCACAGCAGGCACCTGAATAACTAAAGGATAATTAATGACTGACTTTAATGAACCTCAGTCTCTCACTGAGGAGGCTGAAGCACAGGGTATCGAGATCATGGAGTCTTCTACGACTCAGGTTGAGGTTGACCCTGATATTGGAGACCCCCTTCTTCAGAACGAAAAGTCGGGGGAAGAACATAATGAAGAACAAGCTAATGGAACTGAAGGCCACGCTGATGATGTGGCTGTTCATGATCGAAATGAAGATCAAGAGAATCTTCAAGAAGAAGTAGACAAGCACGAAAAGGCTATTGATGCCGTGAAGACCTCCCTTAAGGAAAAGGGTGTTGACTTCAATAAGGCTGTCCGAGAATATCAGGAGCATGGCAAGCTCTCAGATGAAACCGTTGCTGAACTTGAGAAGGCAGGTTATCCTTCTGAGGTTATCGAGGGTTTCATTGAGAGTCGAAAGGCTCTTGAATCTCGCTTCACTGAGGCTGTTTATGATTCCGTAGGGGGTACTAAGGAGTACAATCGTATTGTCGATTGGGCATCCAAGAATCTCCCTCAGAAGACGATTGACTCCTTTAACAGAGCAATCGACAACAATAATCTGGAAGCTGTCTCCCTCATGCTTGAAGGCATGAAGTCTAAGATGACTTCCAAGATGGGTACCGCTAATAAGTCTATTCACGGCGGTACGGCCACTCCTGTGAATCGTCCTAAGGGGTTTGCAAACAAATCTGAAGTGATCGAGGCTATGAGCGATAAGCGCTATGGCAGGGATCCTGAATACACCCGACAGGTCGAACAGAGAATGTGGGCCACTAGTGTTTAATTTTATCTATAACAACAAATCTTATATAATTCAAAAGGAAAATAATTAAAAATGGCTGCTCTTGAAGCTACTGGTATTTCTAATCCTGGTCAGAAGCTCTCTGCGGGCGATCGTGATGCACTCTTTATGAAGGTCTTCACGGGTGAAGTTCTGACTGCTTTTGCTCGCACCTCCGTTATGATGTCTCGTCATCAGGTTCGAACGATCTCTCATGGTAGGTCCGCTTCGTTCGCTGTTATGGGCCGTACCCGTGCTAAGTATCTTGAACCGGGTAACTCCCTTGATGACCAGCGTAAGAAGATGGAACACAATGAACGTGTCATTGCTATCGACGGTCTCCTTACGGCTGACTGCCTTATCACGGATATCGACGATGCAATGAACCATTATGACGTTCGAGTTGAATACTCTCGTCAGCTTGGTGAAGCTCTTGCTATGGGTGCTGACTGTGCTATTATCAATGAACTTGCCAATGAGGCCGCTAAGGACGCTAAGTTCAAGGATGGCAATATTCCCGACAATGGTACTGGTGCCGACAAGGTTCTCGGTACGGGTAAGGCCTTTGAGTTTGTTACGGGTCTTGAGATTACGCAGGAAGCTGAGTATGGCAATAAGATCCTTGAGGGTCTCCTCGCGGCTCGTGCTCAGATGACGAAGAACTACGTCCCGCAGGGTGACCGCTATTGCCTTCTCACGCCTGAAGGCTACTCTGCTGTCATGAAGGCTCTTATGCCTGATGCGGCTAACTATCATGCCCTCTTTGATCCGAACACGGGCAAGCTCCAGACGATTTGCGGCTTTGAAGTCATTGAAGTTCCGCACCTCCTGAATGACGGTATTGATGGCAAGCACGCTCTTAACGCTAAGATCAAGACTGCGGGTCTTCAGGGCATTGTCTTCCATCGTTCCGCTGTTGGTACGGTGAAGCTCAAGGATCTCGCTATGGAACGTGCTCGTCGAGCTGAATATCAGGCCGACCAGATCATTGCCAAGTACGCGATAAACTAACCTGTCGCGTAATCTTTTCTAAATAACGGGAAACTCTTTTTAGACAACCCGATTGAAGCTATTAAACTCATAAACAGTATAGGTGTATACAGAGATGGGTAACTATAATGAAACTCTAAATAAATATGTTGCTGGTTTCGTAGATGCTGACGGAACTATTGCTTTCCACTTTAACAAAACTGTAGACGGATTCTTTCGTATAGGTCTTCAGTTTGGTATTACTCAGATTGATACTCGAGGTAGAGGCTTTAAACTTCTACAATTCCTAAGAGACTCTTACGATGTCGGTAGTATCACTGACGTAAAAGGCAAGAATCAAAAATACTGGAAAGTATCAGGTAAGAACGACTTAGAAAAGTTCTTACCCCACATCATCAAACACATGGTGATTAAAGGAAAGCATTTCCAAAGAATGCTTGATAAACGTAGAGAGCTTTCAGGAGTTAATCTCACCCAAGAGCGGGTGGATGAGCTTAGGAAGTTTGCTAAAGAATCTAGAGCTGATACAGGCCCAACTAGATACAAGAAGAATGCCAGTCCTGCATGGTTAGCAGGATATATTGATGGTGATGGATATCTTAGGTGTTCAGATAGCGAACACTGGCTTAAGATCCATGTACAAAAATCTGATGTTTGTTCTGTAGAACTAATCCAAAGCACGTATGGAGGTAAGATCTACAAGACGGCAAAAGAAAATATTAAAGAGTTTAAATTAAACTTTGGTGCATCGTTCTACGGAACTGCTACTAAAGTATTAAAGGCAATCATCCCACATCTTAGACTTAAAAGACATGATGCTGAGATGATCCTTTATTGGCACAAGCAACGACTAAATGAAAAGAACCCTACGGGGTAAGCGATAGTCTAGCGGACAAGTATGTCCGTTTGGGGTCACGGCGGTCTTCGTCCTGAAGCCGTTGGTGTCTTTGTTCAGACTGCTCAGGTTTAATAGATGACCATTGAAGAAGTAAAGAAGGCTTACGAGACTACTTACTTCTGTCAGGTGCACAAGTGGGGGTATCAGCTTACCCCCGAGGAGGCTCAAGAACTGGGTCTCCTTAGTGCAACTGCGAAGCCTGTTAAGCCTCGAAGAACCGTCGAAAAGAATAACAACAAGGAAGAATAATGATTGTAACTCCTAGCACTGAACTTGATGCAGTAAATGAAATTTTGTCATCCGTAGGCTCTAGCCCTGTTAATTCTCTTGAGGATGATGCTAATGTGGATGTGCTGAATGCTGTAAGAATCCTTAAGGCTGTCAGTCAAGAGATCCAGTCTAGGGGTTACAGCTTTAACACTCTCACCAGTGTTACCTTGAAGCCTGACTCTTTTACTAACAAAGTTGCTTATGGTAGAGACTTCCTAAGGGCTGTCTCTACTAGCTATAAGTTCGTGAGCAGAGAAGGCTATTTTTATGATCTTGATTCAGGGAATCTAGAGTTCCCTGAAGGCATCACTCTGGATGAACTTGTCAAGGAGCTTCCTTTTGAGGAGCTCCCTCAGGTCTTCAGAAAGTATATTACTGTTAGAGCCAGTAGAGTCTTTCAGATGAGGTATCTTACCTCTGCGGACATCGACGCACATCTTCAGCTAGAGGAGAGCGCGGCTTATGCAGACATTGTAGACTATGAACTGACGGATGGTAACTATAACATCCTCAATGATGACCAGTTCATTAGTCAGCAGACTCAGAGGAGCTAAACATGCCTCTAGTATCTCAAAGCATTCACTCATTTAAAGGGGGTGTCTCTCAACAGCCTGACATCATCAGGTTTCCCGATCAGGTAACTGAGCTTGTCAACGGGTTTCCTAATGAAGTTGAGGGTCTACAGAAGAGACCTCCGACTCTTGCAATCAAACGTTTGTCTGACCGTGTTGATGCTACAAAGAAGAAGTATCATGTAATCAATAGAGACGAACATGAAAAGTACATTCTCCAGATTGGCTCTGGGGAGTATCAGATTTTTGATCTTAATGGTGAGCCTAGGACATGCACGTTTGAAAATGATGAGTCTAAACAGTACATTACCACTAGTGACCCTAAGGGCAAACTAAAGGCAGTTACTGTTGCTGACTACACCTTTGTCTTGAACACTGAGAAGGAGGTCGGTGCTGTAGAAGGCATGTCACCTGCGGGTAAAAAGGATACTACTCTGGTGTACATCAAGAATTCCCAGTATGCTAAGACTTACGCCATTTATGTGGATGGCAAGTATATGTGCGGCGTTATTACACCTGACGGTGGCGAAGCTAAGCAAGCTCTACAGACTACTACTGCATTTATTGCAAGAGCGTTGTATGCACTTCTTAATACTGGTAAGAGACCTGATGGTGGTAATCCTGACGTTGGTGGTACCTATGATGACCTATTGAATCAGATTGGTGGTAGAGCGTATATGGGTTACTCTAGGTCTAGTGCAAGCATGAGTTCCTATAACGTAGGTCTAGTTGGCGACTCTGTTATTACGATTCAGGCTAAGTCTGGGTGGGATCCTCCTAATGTCCTTGTTAAGGATGGATTTGGTAACCAGAACGCTATTGCCTACATGGGTAAGGTTACGGCTGTTAATAAGCTCCCTCCGATTGCCCCTGAGGATTACATCATGCAGGTGTCTGGAGAAAAGAATTCCGAAGATGACGACTTCTATGTAAAGTGGGACGACAAACATAAGGTGTGGAAGGAAACTGTAGCACCTAGGATTCCCACTAAGATCAACCCTAAGAATATGCCTCATGCTATTGTTAGGCAGGAGGATGGAAGTTTTCTTCTTAAGAAGCTCCCGTGGGTTGATAGAGGCTCTGGTAATGAAGATACTAACCCTGATCCTTCGTTTATTGGTAGGAAGATCAATGACATCTTCTTCTATCGTAATCGCCTAGGGGTCATCGCTGATGAATCCATTATCCTTAGTGCAACCAACGACTTCTTTAATTTCTGGTTTAAGTCCTCTGCGGCTATTGCGGACACTGACCCTATTGATGTCTCGGTTTCCTCTAATAAGGTTGCCATTCTGACTCATGCTGTACCCTTTGCAAGAGAGCTTATGTTGTTCTCCCGTGAAGGTCAGTTTGTATTGTCTAGTGATGGTGTCATGACACCTAAGAGTGTTAAGTGTGACCAGATCACTAACTTTGACTATGACACGAATGTTCAACCTATCTCTATTGGCCCTTCGATCTTCTTTGTGAATGATCGAGTAAACTACTGTTCTGTGATGCGTTACTACTCCTTGCAGGACGTGGCTGACCTTAAGGATGCTGAAGACGTAGCCGCACATGTGCCTACGTACATTCCTAAGGGCATCACTAGACTCTCTGGGAACACAACAGAGAACGTAGTTACGGCTATCTCTTCTACTACCCCTAATATCGTATACTGTTATAAATTTATTCTTGTTAATGCCACTAGTGAACAACAGGCTTGGTTCAAGTGGGAATTTGCAAACAAGAATTCTGAGGTTCTTCTAGCGGAGTTTGTTGACTCAGAGATTTATCTTCTTATTAACTCTCCGAATGGTCTGTATCTAGAGAAAGCGTTGTTGACAGGTAATGCTGTTGACTTCTCTGATGAGTCTGTTAGGCTCTTTATGGATCGTAAGAAGAAGTATACAATTCCTAAGTCCAACAAGTACAGCGACTATGAGGATTACACTGAGGTGTCTCTTATGGATATCTACGGTGCTATCCCGTCTACTAAGGATCATAAGTATTTCATTGTCACTAAAGACGGCTACGTTACTGAGGTTGCTGATTGGGATTCCAATGGTGTCTTTAGGATCCAAGGGGACATGAGGGGTGTTGAGGTGTTTGTGGGTCTTACCTACAAATTCTGTGTGACTCTCTCTAAGCAGTCCATTAAGAGGAATACGGATACTGGAGGTGTTATCTCTGAGATTGAAGGCAGACTACAGCTTAGATACTTCTGGTTGAACTATAGTAAGTCTGGTGTATTTGAGTGCAAGGTCGATAATGACCTTAAGGAAAAGCATTTTAAGTATAGATTTACTGGCAGGAACCTTGGTGAATCTCCGACTATCTTGGGGGCAAACAAGGTTTACACGGGTAAGTTTAAGTTTCCGGTTCAAGACAATAATGATGAAGTAGTCATTACTGTCTGCTCCGACAATGTCCAACCTATTAACCTGATTTCAGGTGGTTGGGAAGGTCTTTACATTAGAAGGAATAGTAGCGTATGAAGTTGAAACCCTTAACTCCTGAGCAGAATAACATGCTTTGTGACATCGCAATTCATGCTATGGAGAGTTGTGTCTGTAATGAAGTTGAAATCCCCATTGAACACTTTGTTTATGAAGGGGTGTATTACAGAACCTGTTTTATCCCTAAGGATGTAGCTATTATTGGTGCATACATCAAGATCCCTACTACTGTAATTGTCAGTGGGGATTGTTATGTTACCCTAGGGAATACTGTAGGGAGGCTTAAGGGTTACAACGTCATTCAGGCTGAGGGTGGCCGTAGGCAAGCCTTTAGGGCACTTGAAGACACGCACATTACGATGTGCTTTAGGACTGATAAGGTTGACCTAAGGGAATGCGAGAAAGAGTTTACTCCTGAGTGGATGCTATTAACAACTAATAGAAAGGAATTGATTAAAGAATGAGTGGTGTAGTTATCGGAGTAGGCGCCGCTGTTGGTGCAGTAGTTGGTGGTGGTAGTACATTGTACAGTGCTTCAAAGACTAATCGAAATCAGATTAAGGCTTTTAAGAAGCAGATGTATTACATGCAACTTAATTACAACTACAATCAAGCCGCTCTGAATAGACAAGAGCGATCCCTTTATGACTCTGCAGTTGGCAACCTTTTCAACATGTCGGTGAACGCTTTCCAAAATCAGTCACAAGTTGAGGCGGCTCAGGCTGAATCGGGTGTGGAAGGCAGGACTCAAGATAAACTTGGGCAGGTTATTAGAGGCACGAATCTTAGACAGCAGACTGCTCTAAAGGAATCTTATGAGGTTGATGTGTGGAACGTTAGGTCTCAAAAGGAGGCTCTCTACATTGAGACTAAGAACGCTGTAGAGCAGGCTAGAGATAACCTATCTAATAGCTTTATTAAGGGCTCTAAACTGTATGCACAACTCTTCCAAGGTGTCACTACGGGTGCCGCTTTGGGTGCCGCTACTGCAGGTATTGGTAGTGCCGTTGGTGGTGCACTTGGTGGTGCCGCTTCTTCAGCCGCGGCATCTACTGCTACGGGTGCTTCTGCAGGCATCGGTGGTGCAGGGGCTGTTAGCACCTCTCTAGGTTCTGGCTTCCTGTCTTCTTATGGCCTCGCGGCTAATAGTGCAGTAGCTGGCGGTGCTACTACTGCCGCTTCTACGGGTCTGTCCTCAGGGGCACTGGCAGGTATTGGAGGGGCAGGTGCCCTTGCATCTACTGGTATGAGTGGGGCATCTTCTAGCGCGTCTATTGCATCCAATACTGGTGGTAACATCCTTGGTAACGTAATGGCTAATTACCAACAGTATAAGCCCTATGTTGACTTCATTCAACAGTGGTCTAATTATTATAATTCTAATGTACTACCTAGAGAACGAGGGGGTTACTTTTACTAATGGCTTATAAGAATAGTGCAGGGGCTTACTCTGCTAAGCAAGAGTTTTATAATTGGAATTACTTTAGTCAGGGCATGACTAAACTAGGGGAAGCTAAGGGTGTTCAGGTTAACATTAAGGATCGCCTTAAGCCCCCTCAGGAAGAAGTTGATTGGCTGTCTACTGTTGCTGAAGGTTTTAAAAAGCTGGGTACTGTAGCAGACGCATATAAGGAAAAGGCTTTTAAGCAAGCTGATGAGTATCTCCGTACTCACTCCCTTGAGGAGTACCAAGAGGATGTTAAGAACAACAACATTCCCTTCCAGTATGACCCTGTCTCTATGTCTAGACTCAAGTACCAGCATGGTAAGTTGGCTTTTAGTCTTGCAGAACAGGATTTCCAAGATAGAGTAAACAGAAACGAGTTTAACGGAAAGTCCCCTGAAGAAGTCGACGCAGAGTATTTCAAGCATGTTCGTAAGGCCATGGAGGATGTTAGAGACTCCTTTGGGTACGACATTAATGAAGACTCTTGGTTCTCTAAGGGTTTCTATGCAGATAGTCCTGAAAGTAGACAGAAGATTCTATTGCAGAACATCCAGTCTAATAACAAGTGGTCTGTGGAACAGGCTAAACTTGTTGATTTGGCTGATGTTAGGGGCGCTGTTAACGATCTCTCTAAGAATGCGGCCTACGTTGTGGGAACTATTCTCGATGTCTTTGATGGCGAAAAGAACCCCAAGCTAGCCCACTATTCCCCTGCAGATAAGGCAGACATGGTCTCTGGTCTTCTTGAGGATGTTGCTGGTAGAGAAGATGGTGTTTATATCCTGCAACAGTTGGAAAACTGGAAGCCTTACTTCCTAGATGGAAAGCTGACTGTAAGGGATATGGTAGGTGCTGTTGCTTGGGACAAAGCTCTCAAAACTGCAAGTAATGCCGCATGGAAGGCTGATGCTGAACGTTGGACTTCTCAGGCTCTTAAGGTTGACAATTGGGTAGCTAATGGTGATACAAGCTCTATTGAGCAGGAGCTTGCTCTTGCAAAGGACAGGGCAGGCGGTGTTGTAAGCGCTGAAGTAGAGTACCTTACTAGATCACTACAAAGTGCTAGAGATCAACAGAGAGCCTTGATTGCTAAGAACACGGCTAATTCAATTGATGCCCTTAAGGAAGAAGGTAGATCCCTCAATGCGAATTACTATATTGAGTCCATGCTTAGGGGTCTTCCGACTAATCCTGAGAATGTCGTAGGGACTACTAAAGAACATATTGATAGAGAGTTCATGTTTGCTGTTCAGGATGGGAGAATCACTGAAAATGACATCCTAGAGATGGCCTGTAACCCAACTGGTGGCTATAACCCTGCCTCTAGTTACCTTAGTAAGGTAGGTAACAATGTTGTTAGGGCTATTAAGGCTGACATTCTATCCCTTGAGAACTCTAATGCCGCTAGTATTGAAAAGCCTGCTTATCTTGATAAGATGTATAGCTTTTATGTGTCTAACCCTAAGCAGTTTGCTACAGCTTTTGGTGGTATGGGCTCCTATGATATGGACGTTCTTCTTGCAATGATGAACGCAAACCAACTTGGGATGACCTATAATCAATGTGTGAGCGCCCTCAAGCAACAGAAGAAACTAGGCGAAACTAGGGAAGGTCGACAGGAGCAACAGAGGATCTACGACAATCTAGCCAAGGATGCTAAGGGAGATTTGTACTCTCAAAGCTACATGGTTAATAGGACTTATGCTTACATGAATGTTGGCATGTCTAGAAAGGACGCTATGGATAGATCCAGAGAGGATCTTGACAAAGAAACTATTTCTATTGATGACTCTAGGATCCCTGCAAAGCTCTTCATGATTAAAGGTGTCAGACCTGAGGCTACTAGGGATTGGTTTGAGGAAGAAGTAACCAATAAAATCAAAACCCTTAAGAAGGACGCAAAAGAAGGTGTCATTAAAGGGTACAACCCTATGACGGATTCTTTTGAAGTTGTTGACGCAGACACTAGGTCTCTACTGGCTAGATGGGATAGAAAGAGTATTCATGAGGGCTTTATGAAGTATATTGATGAACAATCTAGAACTAAGGTTGAGCCTATTGGTGTTGTTGATAAGCTAGTCAGAAAGACTGTGCATAACGTCAAGGGTTATACAGAATACCTTAATAAGGAGGACTAATGCCTATCTTTCCCGATGCTTCTCCAGAAGATCTTGGGTGGAAAACCGTTAACCCCGGTCTTTATTTTACAGATAAGTTTGTCGTCGCTAGAGGTCTCACAGGTTCTGAAGAAAAAGAATACGAAGAAGCACATAAGAAGCCAAAGCCTGAAGTTGGTTTTGTAGGCGGCCTTACTAATGAGTGGGGCGCTGTAGAGATCAGAAAGGCTTACGGGTATGAGGAAGGTCTTGCCAAAAACACCTATGTTCCAACTGATGAAGAGCGTTGGGATGCTCTTAAGCAACTTGGCTATAATCTAGATAGATATAGAGCAGTCCTCAAGGGTGCATCCTCCAGTGAGGACTTTAAGAGTAACCTCGAAGTAATTAAAAGTGTACAGGAGTATAGAGATGCTCAGGGACAAGCAGGCCTTTGGAACAATCTTGTATCTGGCACTGGTGCTATGTTTGGTGATCCTCTTACCGCATTGCCTGTTTTTGGCTCTAGTAGCGCTATTGGTAGGATTGGATACGGCGCCGTAATGGGTGTTGCCTCTGGACAGCTCAATAACTATTCATCTGGTGACGACAATGATGCTCTTATGGATATGGCCACTGGTATGGCTTTTGGTGCATCCATTGAGGGAATCGCTAGAGCAACTAAGTTTAAGGATGACGCTACTAAGCTAGGGGATGCCTCTAGGCGTGCCAGAATGTACTCTGAAAAGATTGCCTCGGGTGTTAATGATGTATTCAAGGATACTAAGGCATCTAAGGCATTCAATAGTGCTCTTAAGAACCTTGAGGGGAAACTCCCTACAATTACTGTTCAAGGCGCCATTGATAAAGTAAAAACTGAGACTAGTGCGGGTAAAGCTGTCAGGAAGATTTGGGACTCCCTAGGTAAGACTGAGAGAGGCGATAGAACTACTTTCAAGCAATTCAATAATGCTGAGACTACTCGTACAGCTGAGGAAGCTAGAGACTTCTATAGAAAGAATGGTGAGCGAGATGTAGACATCGTATCAGACGACATCCTCAAACTTCTTGATTCTACCAGAATGGATCGTGACGATCTTGATGAAATGATTCGTAGACGAAGAGACGGTTATAAAACTGATCTTGACGGTAATGAACTGTTTGAAGAGATCGTTGAGCGAATGGGTGCATTCTACGGTAAGTGGGGTGACATGGCTCAATCTAGGGGTATGATTGGTGAGACGGATGCTATGAGGAAACTTAAGGCAACTGGTGACATCGAATATGGTAAGCCCCTTGCTAGATCCGCTGTGTCTAATGATAAGTTCGAAAGCCACTGGCTTAGCAAGAACAAGGTGTCTGACTTCCTCAACACCTTTACAGGTTCCTATGGGGAGAAAGTAAATAAAGCACGGGCACGTGTCTACAAGCTACTCCTTAGAACTCTTGAGGATCCTGAGTACACTAAGCTCCTTAGGGCTAGATATGAAGAAGAACTGGCGGATAAGGCTAAGGATACTCCTGCCAAGGACACTAAGGTTAAGGTGTCCACCGATCAGGAGGATTTTATTGCTTGGGTTAAAAAGAAGGCTTGGGACGATTCCTTGGGCTATGTGGATCAGGCTGAGGCAATCAAAAAAGGTCTTATGAATGACACTAAGGGTGAAGGCATGCCCCACAACTACCAACACGAACGAACCCCTTGGAAGTTCACTATTAAGGATAATGACGGGTTCTCTGTTAGTAGGCTTCAGACAAACATCGTAGAAACCATGAACGGATACAACATGCGTATCTCGGGTGACATGGGCCTCAATGATGCCTTTGGTGTTAAGAGTTTCAAGGAGTTCTCCGACATCATGGATAAGCAACTAGAGGAGTACCTTAAGGAGACTTCTGTTGACGAGCGAGATCTTCAGGCTAAGGCTTTTAGGGCTTACCTATCGGACTACTACGGTAGATCAGGCATGGACAATGAAGATGCTTCTTCTTGGGGTAGTGCAGTTGCAGACGCTCTTAGGAACTTTACATTCTTCACTCACAATGCCTTTATGGGTGTCCTAAACCACTTTGAGACTGCTGAGGGTATTAAAGAGTTTGGCGCTTCCTTCTTCTTTAAGTCTATTCCGGGTATGCCTGACAAGATCAAGGATTGGTCTAAGGGTGGTATGACTAAGCAGGAAAGGGATGAGTTCCGAGACATGGCCTTCGGTAAGGAGGTTAGAGTAAGAGGAGCTTGGACTGAGATCTACGATAGAAACCTAGATAAGTTTGGTGGCGATAAGTATAAGGCTAGATTGGTTGCGGGCACTCAGTGGTTGGCTACTAATTCGCCTTTTACTAAGTACCTCAATAAGTCCCAAGATACCATTGTGTCGACAGCTCAAGACATCTTTATCGGGCAGTTTGCAAGACACACTCACGGCATTAAGGGGAAGGTTGCCTTCTTAGATGGCAAGACTCTTAATAGGCTCAATATCAATCCTAAGGACTTTGCTGATTTCACTAAGGCTTTTAAGGAGGCTACTGAGATCGACAAATTTGGTAGGATCAGAGTAAAGCCTGATGTATACGACTCGATTATTGCAAATGATGTAAAGAGCATGACCATCATGCGTAGACTGGGTGACTATGTTGCCTCTGAGGTTATCCAGAGACAGAGTCTCACTGATGCCTATATGTGGAGAGGCTCCCAGAATTCCCCAATTCTTGGTTTGCTCACTCAGTTTAAGAGCTTTGCTATTAGGTCTTATAACAAGAGATTAGCTAAGAGCGCACTTAGGTTTGAAGAGGGGGATGCCTCAGGTCAAGCTATGACTTGGCTTATCTCTGGTGCTCTTGGCACTTTGTCTACCCTTGGGCAAACCTTTGCTACAGCTTCTGGTATGAATGATGAGCAGAGAGGGAATTACTTTGAACGAGTGTTCGGTGTCTCAGACTTGAGGGATGTGGATTGGACTACTATCCTTAATGTTGGTATTAATGGTATGAGTAGATCTAGTATTCTGGCTATGCCTGCTATGCTTGCTTCTCTTGCAGGGTTTAATACTGGCATTAAGTCCACTGCGGATCAAGGCTATATCCTAGATGAAGAGGCTGAACACTTGAATTTCAATAGCTTGCTCGCCAACATTCCTGCGGCTCAAACTATTACCGGTCTCTATAACCTTCAGGCGGACACTAGAAACCTGTTTAATGCAGGGATCCTCAATGAAGACGACTATACAGAAGGTGATAGAGAGAGATATGCAAAGTCTTTCGGCAGAAGTTTGAAAGCTGTCACTCCGAATGCTCCATTTATTCAGCAATCTTTGATTAACTATATTACTGATCAAGAAGATAACTAAAACAATGGCTTCTACTATTGCTAACTATCAGGGCAATGGGTCTGCTACAGACTTCAGTGTGCCCTTTGATTATCTAGCAAAGAAGTTTGTGAAAGTCACCGTAGACTCCCGAGAGAAACTTGGGGGTGACTACGGTGACACCACTAAAGACTACTTCTTTGTAGATAAGACTACCATTAGATTCAATACAGCTCCCGCTAGTGGTACTGAAATCATTATTCGCAGATATACGTCTGCTACTGACCGTATCGTGTCCTTTAAGGACGCTTCGGTACTCAAGGCTAAAGACCTTGATGTGTCTACCATTCAGACTATTCATATTGCTGAAGAAGGTAGAGACATCATCAATGACGCACTCATTGTAGACAAGGAAGGCAATTGGGATGCTAAGGGACACCGCATCGTGAATGTGGGTGACCCTATTGGTGACAACGATGCGATCACCCTTAAGTTCTACAAAGATGATGCTAAGGGTGCCTATCAAGCTAAGCTAGATGCTGAGTCCGCTAGGGACGCCGCTAAGGTCTCTGAGAAGAACGCCAAGACTTCTGAAGTTAATGCTAAGGGGTCTGAAGTAAATGCTAAGGCTTCTGCGGGTACTGCGGTATCTGCGGCTAAGCATGCTGACACCGTAATGGCAGAGAATCAGGCAATCATTGAAGAGGCTCGACAGATTCAAACCAATGTCGAAACCTCTGAGAGGAATGCCTATGAGAATGCCGTAATCGCTACTCAAAAGGCTGAGGAAGCTAAGGTCTCTGAGAGGAACGCTAAGAAGTCTGAAACTAACGCTAAGGCCTCTGAAGTATCTGCTAAGGCTAACGCAGATAGAGTAGAAGAGATTACAGGGGTCGTTGTTCCTGTTACTGATGAGATCCGTGTCGTAGCTGAAAACATTGACCATGTAGTTACTGATTCTAGAAACATCAATAACATTAACATCGTTGGTAATGACCTTAAGGGTTCCCTTAGTACCTCCATCTTTGAGGACTATGGTGATCTAGGTAATACTGGGGATGCCCTTCCTACTATTACTGGTGGTAACATCAAGAATGTCTCCGACAACATTACTGAAGTTAGGCAGGTAGGCTCTAACATTGAAGATGTTAAGAAGGTTGCTACGGAAATCGACAAGCTTCCTGAAACAATCACCACCATGGAAGGCCTAAAGGCAGACGCAATTTCTGCTAGAGATCTTGCTAAGGATTGGGCTAACAAGACTACGGGTACTGTGGATGGCTCTGAATACTCTTCTAAGTATTATGCTAATAAGGCTAAGGAAAGTGCTACTGAAGGTACCACTACTCTTAATGAAATCAAGACTGAGGGTGCTAAACAAGTAAAATCAATCACTGATACCGCAACCACTGAAATTAGTAAAATCACTAGTGAAGGGGGAAAGCAGGTTGGTCTTGTGAGTGCTCAGGGTACTACTAGTGTTAATGCTGTGAAGGCTCAACAGACGACTAGCGTTAATGCAGTTACTGCTGAGGGTACTAAGCAAGTTGGTAGTGTCACCACTGAAGGTACCAAGCAGGTTAACTTAGCTAAAACTCAGGCTACCATTGCTACACAGCAGGCAACCCTTGCTACTACGAAGGCTAGCGAGGCTGAGGACAGTGCTACTGCGGCTAACGCTGATGCCACTAAGGCTAAGGCTAGTGCCACTAATGCGGCTAATAGTGCAAGCACCTCTACTGCTCAGGCTACTGCAGCTAGCAATAGTGCTAAGGCGGCTAAGCTCTCTGAGGATAATGCGGCTCTGTCTAAGACTGCGGCGGGTACCTCTGAGACTAACGCTAAGGCTTCTGAAGTTGAGGCTAAGAAGCAAGCTGATCTTGCTAAGGGTTATGCTAATCAGGCCTCTAGTGGTCAAGTAAATGCTGACTGGGCTGAGACAGACACTACGTCTAAGGCATTCATCAAGAACAAGCCTACGCTCGGTGCCCTTGCATCTAAGGACAGCATTGCGTATAGTGAGATCACTGGTACTCCTCCTGAGCAAGATCTTAGCGGTCTTGCTACTAAGAATGAGCTTCAGACGGGTCTTGCCAGTAAGGCTAACACTAAGCATACTCATACTGTAGCTGAGATTACCAACCTGAATAGCACGCTCTCTGGGTACGTCACTACTGCTACCCTTACTACTGAGCTTGCTAAGAAGGCTAATGCAAGTCATACTCATACGACTGCTCAGGTTACGGGTCTTGATACTGCGTTGGCGGGTAAGGCTCCTACGAGTCATACACACACGTCTGCACAGATCACTGATTTGACGACGAAGCTGAATGCTAAACTTGATGTTGCTACCTTCAACGGTTATATTGATTATGGAGATTTAGGTTCTTAATATGGCTATTAAAGAACGAAAACAAATTACGGGCACTGAAGCCCAAATTAAGGGCTATGCAGGACACAATGGTGTCCTAGCGTATGCTACTGACACTAAGCATCTGCATGTTCTTAGCGGTACTGCAGGGACGACTACTAAGCTCGCTAATATGTCTGATATCCCTGCTCCTGTGGATATCTCTGGTAAAGCTGATAAGACGTATGTGGACACTGAGCTTGCTGAGAAGCAACCCAAGGGTGACTACGCTACGACTAGCGCTCTTACTAGTGGTCTTGCGGGTAAAGCTGACACGTCACATAAGCACACTAAGAGCCAGATTACGGACTTTCCCACCATCCCTGATACTAGTACGTTGATTCCTAAGAGTGGCAATCGGGGAGCCATTGCGGGATATGAATCAAGCACCCGCGGCATTATAGTGTCTAGTACGTCCGCGGATTCCATGACTTCCTCTGGTGCTATTGCGGTTAAACAGGGTACATCAGGCACGACTTGGACTAAGGTTATGTACATGACTAGCGGCAGTGTGGGCCTTGGAGCGAATTGGAAGTGGTCTGGTGGTAATGCCCCCACTCTTAAGTTCCCCGGGGTTCTCGTGTGTCATTGGAATGACACTGGTGGTATTGCTACCTATACTGCAGGAGTTTCTTAATTATGGAATTGCTTACTAGATATTTATATAACTCAAAGAAATACAACAGCCAGTATGAGCTTCGTCAGGCTATCTTTGAGAATCAGAGAGTTGCCTTTGGTGAATTCACTCCTGAGCTTATGAAAGAGTTTAGTATCACCGAAGAAAAATACAACCCCGAAGACGAGATGACTGATGAAGAGCTAGCTTCTCGTGTTCGCATGCGTAGAGACTCTCTGATCTCTCGTACAGACTTCTATGTTCAGCCTGATTATCCTAGTGATCCTGCTGGTCTTGAAGCTGTCAAGGCTTACAGACAAGCTCTTAGAGATATCCCTGAACAGAGTGGATTCCCTAGGAATGTCCAGTGGCCTTCCCTTCCGTCTGTCCTTAGCAGAGATAAGGGTTTGGCTACTGTGGGTCTTGCTAAGGTGGGGGTGTAGAATGCTTAATAAAGAGTTGCTTATAACGGGAATTACTAGGAAAGAGCCCCATGTTATTCTTATGGTAGACGAAGGCTATATCGTTAGCCAGTCTGCTGACATTTATGGTTACGACAATTATTCTGGCATTGTTACGCTATCAAGAATTCCTTGTTGGGTTTTTAATGATCCCACTAAACTACAAACCCTAGGTACGGTGCCGGAGTCATATCAGACTGTTGTTTCGTGGGATGAACGCTTTTATTCCAAGAGACTTGTGATTACACGTCTAGACACGGGAAGATCAGTAGAGTTTGTAAACACGGACTCCTATACGTACGGTTTAAGAGCGGATGATGCCTCATTTTTCACGAGGGCGGATGTCTATAATGAAATCCCATTAATCTTTGACCCCTCCCCCGACTATTATTTGGATCCCGCTACGGGCAAACCGATTAATTATGGCAGAATTTGCTTCTAAGGGTGTTGCAGGTGCGGGTCTTGGTACTGGTATCGCAGGTATGATGGGTACGCTTGGTAAGATCACGGACACGATTGTTCCTATGAGTGCTATCTGCCCGACTCCGATGGCTAAGTACAATGCGTGGGATGCTCCTACGAATACCCCTGCTACGGGTGCATAATAATTTCCTATGAAAATCAGTTTGAGTAAAATCTCTCAGGTACTCCCTGAGTTCGTTGATACTCGACTGATGCCTAGTGCTCCCTCCACGATGAAGTGGCTTCTTGGAGGGAGTACGTTCTTGATTCTGCATCAGGCGGATACCCTCATCGGTAAGTATCTGCCTATGCTGAAGCAGGTTGGTATCGTCGATGAGAACAACAAGGTAGACATCGAAGTTGCTAAGGGATTCATCAACAGTGCGTTCGATAAGAGTGGTGCCGTTGAATACCTTGGATTTAAATTCGATAAGTCTGATGGCGAGGCTCTAATTAATATTATGGAGAAATACAAAGATGATTGACGAAAAGTGGGAAGAAGAAGTAATTGCTATGTCTAAGCATAAGATTCTTGAAGCTGTAGAAAAGCTCAATAAGGAATCTTATCACAGTGCAGAAGACATTAGAAAGTATAAGGATGCCTATAAGGCTCTTTACTACCTCCTCAGCATTGAAAAGACTAAGGTGTACATTAATGTAACTGCCGAGATCTCCAATACTAATTTTGGTCTTGGCCAACTGTTCCCTACCACTAAGTAATTATGAATATTCAAGTTTATTGGGATGGTAATGTAGGTGCCTGTGAGTATGAAGCTAGAAAGGGTTTCTATACGACAAAGCCTGTGATCCCTACGGTTACCTTCGACACCCTCGTGTACAGCGAGGATGACAATGTTGCAACTAAGCTGATGGGGAATACTCCGTCACAGCTTACTTCTCAGGAGATTGTTGCAGTTAAGCAGTTTGCTAATGCCAATTCTTCGGAAGTGCCCTCTTCTGACACTGTCACTGTCGACAAGCATAATAACGACCCTGAGGCTCACCATGACATCAGAGTAAGCCTTAGCACCCTCAATGAGTATGCTCATCAGGTTGCATCCGTGTGGTCTACTGAGGTTGATCTCGTAGACCTCAACAAGGCATCCTTTGATCTCCCTTGGGAGTACATTGTTCAGGACATTAACAACTGTTCTGATAGCGCCAACAGTTTTAATTGGGTGTCCCCTGCCAATGAGGCATATGACGTCACCGTTAGAGTTGGTTTCTCTGGGCTTCCTGAGGGTACCGATGCTACCCTTACGCTAAAAAAGAATGGCACTGAGGTTATTGCTACGCAAGCCTTTACCAACGTGGGTAATGTCATCACCCTTAATAAGGACGGTGTTGTTCTTGCAGAGCGAGACAAGATGTCTTGCACCATTACCTTTGGTAGCATCCCTGCCTCTGGTATTATTACTCCTGCTAGATCCTATCTCAGAGTAGATAATCATGGCTCTGTTATTGCTAAGAGGTCTGCAGATTTTATGTTTAACACTATTGCCAATATGGTCTTCTATGAAGGAATTGAGGCTAGACTACAGCTTGATGAAGCTAGTAAGCCCGCCATTGTAGTCGACACTTGGAAGAATAAGTAAGAGGATTGAATGGAACTGGAAGTAATTAAGAAAGATGGTACCCACGAAGGCTGGGATTGGGACAAGATTGAAGTAGCTATTCATAAGGCCGCACAGAGGGCTAACGCTACGTACTCTGAGTATGACATTGGTAAGATTAGGGGCTATATCGAGAGCCTTGTCTACAGCAACTATGACGAGGTTCCTACTGATAAGATTCACTCTATTGTCATTGAAGCTCTTTGTAAGTATGTGCCGAAGATCGGAGAATCTTATAAGGAGTTTAGAGACTATAAGAACACCTACGCTAAGGCTTTCGAAGCTGTTAAGAATGAGGCAGACACTGTCCTCCTTTTGGGAGACAAGGAAAACGCCAACTTCGATAGTTCCCTTGTGTCTACAAAAGGTTCGCTTATCAAGGGCTATCTTACTAAGCAACTGTATAAGCAGTTCTACCTTACTAAGGAAGAGAAAGAGGCTACTAAGGTCGGTAAGTATTACATCCATGACCTTCGAGACATGATCTTTGGATCAATCAACTGTTGTCTCTTTGACATGGCTACTGTTCTTAAGGGTGGCTTTAGCATGTCAAATGTCACCTATACGGAGCCTACGAGTGTCCTTAGTGCCCTTCAGGTGATCGGTGACATCACCCTTGTAGCTACTGCACAGCAGTTCGGTGGATTCACTATCCCTCAGATTGACAAGACTCTCCTCCCGTATGCTAAGAAAACGTATGACCATGCGTTTAAGAAATACTTTGACCAGTGTAATATGGAGCTCGATGAAGCATGTGCGATGGCTATGCAAGATCTCAAGCGTGAGCTTGGGCAGGGCTTCCAGTCTCTTGAACTGAAGCTAAACACTGTTCCGTGTTCTCGTGGTGACTTTGCATTCACTACGCTTACGTTTGGTGAGTGGGGCAACGATCTCCGTGATGATGACAAGGAGTTTCTTGAGGTGATTTGTGAGACTATCCTTGATACCCGCATGAAGGGACATGGGGGTAAACAGGTTGTGTTCCCTAAGCTCGTGTATCTCTATGATTGGGAACAACACGGCAGTGATGAGCACGCTAACGTGTTCGAGAAAGCTGTTGAATGTTCTAGTAAGTGTATGTACCCTGATTTTCTAGCTATTAACGCTCCTCATGGCACTGTGTCTGAAACCTACAGAGCGTCTAATAAGCAGTGTGTGATTCATCCTATGGGATGCAGGGCGTACCTCACTCCTTGGAAGGATCCTGAGACTAACGAGTATGTGTCTGTTGGTCGGTGCAACATTGGTGCTGTGTCTCTCAACCTCCCGTTGATCTTTAAGGCATCTAAGGGTAACTTCTGGGAAGAGCTTATGGTGAACCTTGAACAGATTCGAGAATTCCTTAAGCGTCGCTATGATATGATTAAGCATGCTAAGGCCAGTACGAATCCTATGGCATTCTGTCAGGGAGGTTTCTATAAGGGCTTCCTTAAGCCTGAAGATGAGGTAGGTGAGCTTACCAAGTATATGACAGCATCTTTTGGAATCTCTGCCTTGAATGAGTTTGCTATTCTCTTTACTGGCGGTAAGGATCTTCAGACTCCTGAGGGACAGAAGGCGGCTAAGGATGTCGTTAAGTTCATCTATGATGCAGTGCAGAAGTTTAAGAAGGAAGACGGATATCTCTATGCACTCTACGGTACCCCTGCAGAGTCCCTTTGTGGTACTCAGATGACTCAGTATCATGAGTATTGTGCAAAGAATAACCTTAAGGATGAATTTGAAGGTAGAGCCTACTTCACCAATTCCTTCCATATCCATGTGTCTGCTGACATTACACCTTTTGAAAAGCAGGATCTTGAGTTTGAGCTTTTCCATCTTATTGAGGGCGGTCACATCCAGTATGTCCGTATTGACAACCCAGAGAATAAGTTGGCTCTCATTAACACGATCCTTCGAGGTATGGCTCATGGGTTCTATCAGGGTGTGAACTTTGATGCGGCTTACTGTGAGGATTGTCACCAGCATAGCTTTAATGTGGGCAATACGTGCCCCTATTGTGGCTCTAGTAACCTGTCTGTCATTTCCCGTGTCTGTGGTTATTTGGGGTACTCTAACATCAATGGTAACTCCCGAATGAACGATGCCAAGATGGCTGAAATTAATGAACGAAAGAGTATGTAAAAGAGGATAAAGAATAAAATGAAGAATACTATGGAAGATCAACCCAAAGAGCTTATCGGAAATCTCCAGAAGGAACTTTCGAACTGGTTTCTGAAGACACACTGTAGAAATGGCCAAGGGAAGGACTCCCAGCTATACAAGGATTGCGCAATCCTGTATATCAAGTGCATTATTGAAGAGTTCAAGGAATTTGTCCAAGAGGATATCAACACTCCTAACAACATGAAGGAGTTGTGTGATCTTATCTGGGTGTGTGTGCAGTACGCTAATGCCTGTGGCTATGACCTTGAGAAAGGTATGAACGAACTGGTTACTGAATACTCCAGTAAGTTCTATGACAGTGAAGGTAACTACAATCCTCAATTCAGGGAAGATGGTAAGCTCCTAAAGGGCACTGGGTTCAAGAAAGCTAACTTTGAGCAGTTCTTTGAGGAATGAGTACCCTTGATGAGGAGTCAGGTAACCTAGCAGAGAACATAGCACAGGTAGCTCCTTCATTGGCAGTATCTAGTGCTGTGATTCTCGGGTTACCTCTTAGCGATTGGGTGTACGTCATCACAATTATCTATACTTTTGTAGGCATCTGCACAATGATTAAAAAGCATTGGGTAGAACCTTGGTTAGAAAAGAAAAGAAAGGAAAAGAACAATGGATTATAAAGGACTTGAGAGCCTCCTAGGTAACATCCATGAGGAGATGCTTCAGAACATGCTTAATGACCTCAGGAACCCCGATAAGAGGTCTCCACAGCTCTATAATGCAATCATTAAGGAACTTGAACGTAATGGTATTGACTGTGTCCCTAAGGCTGGAGAGGGTGAAGAGAATGCACTTAGTAAGCTCCTGAAGGCTACTAAGGAGAACTTCGAGAATTCCTATAGGGGAGACATGAGTGTTAACTGAGAAAGAAGCTAAAGCTCTACTCCCTTACTATGAGAACTTCCCACTATTTACCTCTTTGGTTTGGAAATCTATCGGGTTGCCTTCTCCTACCACGTTGCAGGTAGACATTGCTAAGCTACTACAGAACCCCCCTAGTGACCGCATGATCCTAATGGGTTTCCGTGGTGTAGCTAAATCCTTTATTACGTGTGCATACGTTGTCTGGAGTCTCTGGAGGGATCCACAGACTAAGATCATGGTAGTGTCTGCCAACAAAGAACGAGCAGACGCTAATGCTACGTTTATTAAGAAAATCATCAATGAATTGTCCTTTCTGAGCCACCTAAAGGCTAGAGAAGGTCAAAGAGATACTCAGAACCTTTTTGATGTAGGCCCTGCCCTGCCAGACCATTCACCTTCAGTTAAGTCTGTTGGTATTAAGGGCCAGCTAACGGGTTCCCGTGCAGACATTATTGTCGCAGACGACGTTGAGGTTCCAAGTAACTCCTTCACTCAGGTTCTTAGAGATCAGTTGTTTGAACTCGTCAAAGAGTTCGACGCTGTCCTAAAACCTGGTGAAGGTAAAAAGATCATCTATCTGGGCACTCCCCAGAATGAAATGAGCCTCTATAACGAACTACAGGAGCGCGGATACACGGCTGTAATCTATCCCGCTAGGTACCCCTATGATGACTCTCATAGAGCCTCCTATGGCGATAGATTGGCCTCTATCATTGCTGACAAGTACGACAAGGATCCTAAACGTTGGGCAGGTAAGCCTACAGACCCCCTTAGGTTCTCTGAAGAAGATCTACAGAAGCGTGAACTATCTTATCGTAAGGCAGGCTTCGCTCTGCAGTTCATGCTTGATACGACCCTCTCAGACGCCGATAAATACCCTCTACGGCTTCGTGACCTCATCGTAGGTATGTTCCCCTTAGACGAGGCCCCAATGAAGCTCACGTGGCTCCCTGAGCCTTCTAAGAGGGTTCCAGTTGATGAGTGTCCTCCGATGGGACTTAAGGGAGATTCTTACTTCTACTATCATGCTTCATCCAATGAAGTAGTCCCGTATGCCCATAAGATCCTATGTGTTGACCCTTCAGGTAGAGGTAAAGACGAAACAGGTTATGCTGTTCTCTACTACCTAAATGGGTATATCTACGTCATGGAAGTAGGAGGTCTATTGGGAGGCTACTCTGATGTAGTCCTCAATAAGCTAGCTAAGGTAGCTAAGAAGTACAAAGTCAATGAAGTGGTCATTGAAGGAAACTTCGGTGATGGCATGTACATCAAACTCTTTGAACCTGTACTAAAGAAAACCTATAGTAACTGCGGGGTTACTGAAGTCAAATCTACAGGACAAAAAGAACTCCGAATCATTGATACTCTTGAACCTGTAATCTCTAATCATAAAATGTGTGTCACCCCTGAGTGTATCAGGAATGACTACTCTACCGTACCTGAATCTGACTACAAATATGCTTGTTTCTATCAGCTCACTCGTATCACTGTTGATAGGGGTGCCCTTATTCATGATGACCGTCTGGATGCTCTGGCAATCGGAGTTAAATACCTTGTGGACTTCATGGGCGTAGATGCTGATGAAGGTATTAACGAACTAACCGAAGAATGGCTAGAGGAGTCTATGGAGTCCCTGTATGGATTCTATACGTCCAATATCGGGGGTGTGATGGTTACTGAAGATAAACATAGCCCTAAAGGTACCTCTAAGGGTGTAGACAGATATAAGGATAAAGGATACACGTTCAAGAAATGATAACTGAAATATGCTTTATTAGTATTGAACACTTGTTCAGTAAATAATAAAGACAATGTAATAGAGAAAACAGGGTATTTCAGAATAAAATCCATACTCCTAGGGGGGGCTAGGAAAGACATATATAGATATACATATAGGTCTTTCCTAGCTCCCCCTTTTTGTTAGAAATGAAAGTATCAGAAGTAAAAGGTATCAGTGATGATGGAGTCTTAAGAAAATCCTTAGGATACCTATAGACCCTTATGGGAGTCCATAGACCCTTATGGGAATCCTTAGGTGCCTATAGACCCTTATGGGAATGACCTTAATGAATAATACCAATAACACTAAAAATAAAGTATTCATCACCATCAAAATCATCATTATCATCATCCTCTTTATAATGTCCTTGATTAATGGGGATGTGTCTACTGTTGATGCTCTTCTACGTACTCTTGTGACTAGCTTATAATTACTTCCAGTTCCCCCTTGGGCTCCCTTACTGCTAGCTGTCGCTAGCTACGGGTTCCTGAGGGGTTTTATTTAAAGTTATCCACAGGTTATCCACAGAGTTATCCACAGGTAACC